CCCTCTTACCCTCTTTGATGTCTCAGAATCCCTCCTACGTGTATTTTACAGTGCCTGACGGCAAGACTGCTGGCATGGCCGGAGTAGGACAAGAAGGTGACATATGGATGCTTTGCACTCCAGATATACACCGATACCCGATTACATTTGCAAGAGAGGCCAAACGGTATGTCGATAGCCGTACTGAGCCCCTCCTCTGGAATATAGTCGACAGTAGAAACACAGCTCATTTAAAATTGCTGAAGTTTCTAGGTTTCAAGTTTTTACGTAAGTTGAAACATGGGCCGAACAACATAACATTTATTGAATTTTGCCGTGTGCGTAGACGCTAATGCAGGGGCTAGAGCAGCTGCTCGACAAAGAGCCCGAGAAAAAGACGCTTTATACAAACAAGAAGCTCTCAAATTCTTTAACAAAGAAACTACCTTAGAAAGAAGACAAGACGCTAACGTCATGGGTTACTCTCGTGACCTTAGTGATGCTTATGCAAAAGCTGTAGCTGAAGTGGGTCAAGGTAGAAAACAAGTCGAAGATGCTACAAGAGCCTACCTATCTACTATACCTGTAGATGAAGGCGGTAGATCTACAAGATTTGGTAACAAAAACTTACAACTATACTTATCTAAACGAGCAGAGGTCGATGGCGTTATAGATAACATACTAGGCCGTAACATGGCTTATGTACAAGAAGGAGCAAGACGTAAGTTCTTACTCAGTCAAAGTCAAGCAAGAGAACAATTAGGTATACCTCCATCATATGGTGCACCAGTTATGCTACCTCCAACAAACAGACTTGGTGGTGCGTTACAGATTGCTAGCCAAGTAGTCGGTATTGCTAGTGGCTTAGATAGTATGGGAATTATAGACTTCGGATAAATTATGACATCATCATTCGGAAATATACTGGGGACGCAACGGGACAAGATTCCCGTTTCCCCTGTCGATAACTACCAAAGAACAGACGTTGACTTAACAGAACAGGTCAACAATGAGATTGATAGAAACAAAGAAGATACAAAACGTTTCTACGCTCAAATGCAAGAGATTGAAAGATTACGTGCTAATCAATTCTTTGAAAATCTAGATGCTCTAGGTGGTCTAGTCAGTAATGTTGCTCAGTTTAAAAAAGCAAGAGAAGCTAACCAAGCTGCACGTGAACTAAGAGAAGCTGGTAAAAAAGTTTATAAAACTAAGTTAGGTGACTTACTTAATAATAATCTTTTAAAAGAAGGTGTACTAAAGTCTGAAGAAACAGCTTATCTTACTGAGCTATCTAAGAATGATCCAAAAATATTATCTATACTAAAAGCTAGAACTAAGAATACAGAAAACGAAGTTGGTATCAAACAGCTAAAAGATAATATAAACACTACAGCTCTATCAGCATTTGGCACATATGCAGAAGATAATAATGTATATGACCAAGACTCTTTAGAAAAAGCTTCAGAGATACTACTAAATGGAGAGGATGCTTTATATACACAAGCAATACTAAATGCTAATGCTTTGGGTATACCAGTAGACTCACGTGAATTTAGAGAGTATTTTATAAAAGAGTTATATCCTAAGATTCAAAAAAGAAAAGAAAAGTTATTATCTACTTGGGACACAATAAGCACTAGAAACTATGAGAGTCGTAGACAGGATAAGATAGATGATTATATAACTGACGGCTACTTGTCTATTACAGACAAATATAAACCGAAGTTTGGTGATGCAGAAACTGGTATCATTACAAGAATCAAGAATGATCTACCAGACATAGAGACAGATAAAGAAGCTTTATTTTATCTAGCTACACGTACAGCTGACTTAGCTATAGAAGGTAGGCTTGATGCAACAGCTATTGAGTTTCTACTAAACGAAGCTCCGTTTACTAACAAATCTACAGGTAAAACTGTATTTGGTTTGAAAGACTCTGGTATAGGTACAGAGGTTGAAAGAAGAATAGCAATCGACTATCTAGAGAATGCACGAAAGAAAATAACAATAAATCCAGATGCAAAACTAACAACTATAACAAATAACTACCGAGTTAAGATACAAGAGTATCTAGCAGAAAACAATGGTGTGTTAGATCCCGGACAAAAACTTGTATTTGAAGCAAACTTTCGTCAGGAATTAAAGGAGAATGGCTTACCTGTTAACTCACCTCTTCCACAAGAATTATTAACTGATGAATCATCTGGTGCAGGCACTGAAGGATACTCAAATAGAGTTGGTAAGCCTGACACTTTAGCATCAGCTATAAATATAACTGGTGACTGGGTTCAGAAAAAACGAGAGGCTGGTCTTAATATTACAGCACTAAATAGTATAGAAAATCGTGAAGCTGAAAGAGCTCTAGGTGATCTTAGAGATAAGTTCGATAAATTTATGTCTAGTGATATAAATGCAACACTAGATGATTTTATAGCTAAGGTTTACCCAACAGTTCTTGCAGATCTTGTAGCTGGTAATTATGCACAGAAGTATAGTGGACTGCTAGCTACCACTGCTAGAGACTTACAGAATGATAGAAACGTATTTAAGTTAGACATACCCGGTACACTTGGTAAACAAGACTTTGTGTCATTACATGAAAAGCGTGCACTGGATCAATATGTTGAATATGTTGACAGTGAGTACAAAAAACCTTTTCCTAAATATTTTAGAGAAATAACAAAAGGTACAAATATTAGTGCTCACAAGTATGCTCTTGAAAGACTTAAAAATACAGGTGGTATGGATGAAAACAATAAATTAGCAAAAGATGCAATGGATCGTTATGATCTTACCGAAGAAGATAAACAGTTTATACTAAACTTTGCTAATACCACTAAGAATCTTAATCTTCTAAACAGCGATGCTGATAGAAAGATTGAATCAACTATGCTCAATATATTTAAAGATGCAGCTGGTAATCCAGACGTAGGTGCATACAGAGTACGTCGAGATCCAAATAGAGGATCTGCATTTGATAGACGTAGAACAGATGGTGACAGAAAAACTGTTAGAGAGATCTTTGACATTGCTAATGCAGGTGGCGAAGACTTTGGACTTTTTAAATTTAGTGGGTCAGAAATTAAAGAACTTGTTAAGGCTGGAGCAGTTAGACTAGATGAAACCTTTGATGAAGATACACAAAAATTTATGGTTGTTGGACTTATGAGAATACAAGCCAACAGAAGCAATAGCATTATGGGTGCTGTCACAGAAGGTAGAGACTGGCGTAGATTGACAAATCTATCAACAGCAGAGCAGCAAGCAATATTACAATTTTTTCCTAACCTTAGAGGTATGCCAAACAATCAGTTTCAAGAATTGCAAGCTGATGTAGCTGAGGCTGTACTAAAAATCGTAAACAAAAAGTAAATTATGACGGATTCCGCAGGCAGATACTCGGATGTACAGGTTGACGAAGAATACCTAGATGCTCTAGGAGATCAAGTCGAACAAGCTACAGACGATTTTAGACAAGAAGTACTTGCAGATGAACTCGCCGAACAACAACTACAGCAAGATGAACAAAAAGCTGTAGATGTCCAATATGACCCACGTAACTCAGATACATGGGGTGCTAAGGCACTAATAAAAGAAGGACAATCTATTTTGTCAGGCGGTTTGCAAGATACCGCATCCTCGATTGCTACATTTCCAGAGCGTACAGTCGATGCTCTATCAGGAGAGATGCAAAGACAACGTGAAGAGACTGGTATGTATCAACCAGACTTTACACCGTTTGGTGGGTACGATAACCCAATAGAAACAAAGACATGGTGGGGTAGGCAACTACGTGGTTTAGTACACTTTGGCTCATTAGCAGTCGGTACTATAGCAGCAGCTAAGGCTGCCGCAGCTACAGGTATTGTCACTATCCCAGCTGGTTTAGTTGCACTAACCAAAGCTAACTTTGTTAGAGGTGCAGCAGTAGGAGCTGTGTCTGACCTTATATCCAAAGAGTCAGACGAGCAGAACGCCTTGGGTGCGTTACGTGATAGATATGGTTGGGCTGACACACCGTTAGCTACAAAAGATACTGACCATCCTGTTATGATGAAAGTAAAAAACATCGTAGAAGGTATGGGTATAGGTCTATTTTTTGACGGTCTAGCTTATACACTTAAGAAAGGCTCACAACCAGTAATTAAACAGATTAGAGATAGAAACAAAAGTCTAAAAGATCAAACAGTTCAAGCTGGTATTGCACAACTTAGACGTGGTGAAGTTGAGTTTAGAGCTGATAAAAATGCTCCAACATCTCAACCACACCAAGGAGCACACATATCAGAGGTTGAACCACAAGTAGCTCGAGATCAGCTATCACGCACACGTAATGAGTGGGGTTCAGAAGAAGGATCAACTGGTTCTGTAACTACACCGGTAGAACGTGAACGTATTGCTCAATATGGTGAAACAGATGATGCAACAGTTGAGCGTATATACAAAGGCTTAGTAAGTAGCGAAAAGTTTGCAAAAGACTTAGAGGCTGCAAAAGGAGATAGAAAAGCATTAGCTGCTACATTTAGAGAAGCTGTTGAAGGACATCAACGTATAACACAAGGTAGAAATCCTATAGATATGTCGCCACAAGAATATCTAAAAGAGTTGTATGAATCAAACGATGTTATTGACGGTATAGATGTATGGACATCTAAGAATGTAGTCATAGCTGACCTTGTAGCAGGCACACTACTTAGACAGCTACGAGATCTAGGAACAGCAGGCAGAGAAATAGCAGATCTAGTAGATATATCTGATATAGATGGCCCAGCCAAACAAGTTGTTGATACTATGCTTACTGCATTGTATGAAACTAAGAAAGCTAGATTTGTTAAGTCAGACTCATTTAGAGCATTAGGTGCTGGTAAAAAAAGTAAAAAGGCTATAGATGAAGTCATGACAGAAGAAATGGCTGATGCTAGAGAGTCTATTATGTCAGTCCTTAAGATTGCAAAAGATGATGCAGATGATAACTTGCTAAATGCTTTGTTTGAGGCTTTCTCTATGATGAAAGATGTAAACTCATTAGAAGACTTTGACAGATGGGCACGCACTATACTTAAAGGTGGTGCACTTGAAGCTGGTGGCATAGAAAGAACTGGAGCACTTATACGTGAGCTAGAAGGTGTTATGACTCATAGTGTTTTATCTGGCCCTAAAACACCAGTCCGAGCAATCATGGGTACATCTACTGCAACACTTTTAAGACCTTTATCAACTGCACTAGGAGCTATTGTACGTTATCCATTTGAGGGTGATACTGCAACACTAAGATCTAGTTTGGCAGCTGTAAACGGTATGATAGAATCCATACCTGAGTCATTTGAGTTATTTAGAACAAGACTAAACTCATACTGGAAAGGTGATATACGAAGTATAAAAACAAGATTTTCTGAGTATACACAGGCAGACGATAACTGGGAGATACTAAGACGTTGGGCAGAAGATAGTGGTAGAGCCAACGCTGGCGAAGTAGCAGCATTTAGAGTTGCTAATATAGCACGTCAGATGAACAATAGCAACATGTTGACATACTCTACAAAGCTTATGGCTGCAACTGACGATGCTTTTGCATACGTTATAGGCCGTGCAAAAATGCGTGAAAAAGCTATGCGTAGAGTTTTAGATATGCAAGGTAACGGTATCGAAACACCAAAGATTACAAAAGAGTTGATGAAAGCATACGAAGATGACTTCTATGCACAAGTGTTTGATAATCAAGGTAACATTGTAGACGAAGCTACAAAGTTTGCACGTAAAGAAGTTACACTAACACAAGAGCTTACAGGCTTTGCAAAAGGTCTAAACGATGTATTTACTGCTACACCACTAGCCAAACCATTCTTTTTGTTTGCTAGAACTGGTGTTAATGGTCTTGCACTTACAGGCAAGTATACACCCGGATTTAACTTTTTAGTCAAAGAGTTTAATGACATTGCATTTGCAAACCCTAACGATTTAGGTAGTGTATCTAAGTATGGTATCTTTACAGCAGAAGAGTTGGCAAACGCTAGAGCTTTACAAACAGGCCGATTGGCAATGGGTGCTGGTGTTGTATTTATGGCAGCACAGGCTTGGATGCGTGGTGATCTCAATGGTAATGGCCCAGTTGATAGACAAAAAAGACAGACGTGGTTAGATGGTAAGTGGGAGCCAAGAACTATACGAATAGGTGATACACGTGTTGGTTATGACCAGTTTGAACCATTTAACTTAATTATGTCTACAATAGCTGACGTAGGTGACGCAAGCGAACTTATGGGCGAAGAGTGGACAGAAAACCAATTAGGTAAAATATCTCTTGTCATAGCACAAGCTGTTACAAGTAAGTCTTACCTAGCAGGCATACAGTCATTTGTAGACTTGTTTGGTGGTAGACCGGGACAAGGGCCACGTATTTTAGCATCATTAGCTAACAATACTATACCTCTTGCTGGACTACGTAACGAAATGGGTAAACTATTTACACCATACATGCGTGAGATAAACTCAGGTATTGTACAGTCTATACGTAACAGAAACTTAATTACAGAAAAATTAGGTGGTGCTAATCAGTTACCTATAAAGTATGACTTACTTACAGGTAAACCTCTAAAAGATTGGGACTTTCTAACTCGAGCATACAACGCTGTTAGCCCTGTAACTTTAAACTTAGAGCAAAGTGAAGGTAGAAACTTTTTGTTTAACAGTGGTTACGATCTACGTATGTCTACATACTATGCACCTGATGGCACTAATCTAACCGATACACCAGAAATTAGATCATTGTTTCAACAAGCTATTGGTATACAAAACTTAGAGCTAAAATTAAATAAACTAGCCAAAGATAAAAAGATACTAGCTTCTATGAACGAAATGTACTTTGACATAAGATCTGGTAGACGTGGTGACTTTGATGCTAGAGATTATTACCACAATAGAATGATAGATAAACTCTTTTCAGAAGCTCGTAGAAAAGCATGGGCATCTATAAGAGAGAACTCCAATGTGTCTGCATTAATAGAAGAGCAGAGACAGAAAAAAGTTGACAAGCTTAGAAAGCGAGTTGCTACAACAAACATACTCAACATACCTAAATAAATGGCATCCTTTTTACCAACCTATACGGCAGACGGGTCAGCTACTAAGACAGGCATCAATATCAAAACCTTCAAAAAAGAGGATATAAAGGTTTATGTTGATGATGTAGAAAAGACAGCTGGCACTGGCACAACTGCTGGTTCCTCCCACGATTATGAAATACAATCTTACACTACAAGCTCATTTAACATTGGATGGGTTTCTGGTAAAGAACCTGATAGCCCATCAAAGGTTCGTATTGTAAGAGATACTGTTATATTAAAAGCAGACAACTCTGATGTAGAGGGTAAAGCAGTTTTTACAGCTGGGTCTTCAGTTAAGGCTGGTGATCTAAATGCTAACCAAAACCAAGCTTTACGTGCACTTGAAGAGTTAGACGATCAGAAGATACAGAAATATGATATAGACGCTGATGCAGTAACCACTACTGAAATCAGAGATAATACTATTGTAAACGCTAATATTAGTACAACTGCTGCAATAGCTGGTACTAAAGTTGCACCAGACTTTGGTTCACAAAACATAGTTACAACCGGAACAGCTAGTACTGGTAACTTAGGAGTAACAGGAAATATAACTGTATCTGGTACTGTAGACGGCAGAGATGTTGCAACCGATGGTAGTAAGCTAGATGGTATAGAAGGTGGTGCAACAGCAGATCAAACATCGTCTGATATAAAAACATTATTAGCTAGCGACAACTTAACAGATGCACACTTAGCTGCAAACTCTGTTGGGACTAGCGAAATAAAAGATGATGCAGTTACAAACGATCAACTAGATAACTCTATTGTAAGTGCTATAGCTGCTAACACATCAAAGACTACTAACCAAACTCACACAGGTGATGTTACTGGATCAGTTGCTCTTACTATTGCTAACAATGCAGTTACTACAGATAAGATAGCTGACAATGATGTTAATGACGATAAGCTATCTCACACAGGTGTAACACCCGGTAGTTACGGTACAACTACATCTATTCCAACAATAGTTGTAAATGCTCAAGGTCGTGTAACCTCAGCATCTGGTAATACTATTGATACAAATTTAGTTGCAGATACATCACCACAACTTGGTGGCAACTTAGATGTACAAACAAGAGAGATAACAACCAGTGGTACTAACCAAGACATTACGTTAACACCTACTGGTAGTGGTACAGTTACTGTAAAAGGTACAGGCACTCAATCTGGTACTTTAGAATTAAACACAGAAAACAACGCTCTTTCTATTAAAATACAAGCTCCAACTAATACTAATCTTGATGCTTCTGACGATTCGTATACACTTGTTTTACCTGTAAATAATGGTGATGCTGGTCAGTTTTTAAAAACAGATGGACTTGGAGTTCTATCATGGGATACTGTATCTGGTGGTGGAGGCGGTGGAGGCACTGCTGCACCAAATAGTATAGTTGCATTAACAGAAACTGTAGATGGCAACCGTACTGATTTTAGTATGTCAGTCACACCAGCTAGTGCACAAAACTTAATTGTTAGTGTAAATGGTGTTGTACAAAAACCAAACGCTGGTACAACAATCGCTGGTAGTGCAGAAGGTTACTGTGTAGATGGAGCTACACTTAAGTTTGCTACAGCCCCTGCTAATGGATCTAGTATATTTATTATAGAGCATGCAGCTACAACAGCTTCTGACAGGATTGTTGAAGGTAACTCTAATGTAGATATATTTGACGACAACTCTACATCACGTGCAGTTGTTAACCTAGATGGTGCTGAGAAATTTAGAGTCAACGAAGGTGGACAGATTGGTCTTGGTGGTGCTAACTATGGTACAGATGGACAGGTATTAACAAGTCAAGGCTCTGGTGCAGCTGCACAATGGGAGTCTATACCAGCTGTAAATACTAATTTAGTTGCAGATACAAGCCCACAGCTTGGCGGTGACTTAGATGTACTAACTAGAAAAATTACTACGTCTACAACTAATGGTTATATTACCTTAGAACCTAATGGTACTGGTATAGTAATGGTTAGAGGTGCTGGAGGTAATGATGGAAAGATACAATTAAATTGTTCACAGAATAGCCACGGTGTAATAATTCAATCACCTCCTCATAGTGCTAATGCAAACTATACACTTACACTTCCAAACACAGATGGTAGTGCTAACCAAGTTCTTAAAACAGATGGTAGTGGTAACTTAGACTGGGTTAACCAGACAACAGACACAGTAGTAGGTGGTGCAACAGGTGTTGATTTTGATGATGGTGTTAAAGCAAGATTTGGTACAGGTAATGATTTAGAAATCTTTGTTGATTCTAATAATGCTAGTCATATAAAACAAATGACCGATGGCCAGTATTTAAATCTTCATGCAAATGATTTTTGGGTAGGAGATCAAGCTGGTGTTGAAACTTACATAATTGCTAACCATAACGATGGTGTAGATCTTTATTATGACAACACAAAGCGTTTTGAAACTACAGCAAACGGAGCACAAATTACAGGTAGATTAGATCTTTCTGGTGGTTATTTAGGTTTAGACAATAACTACGCCGTTGCTATGGGAAATAGTAATGAAGGTCAGTTATACCACACTGGTTCTCATCAATACTTATTAAACACTGTAGGTAATATTTATATAATGCCTAAAAGTGGTGAATATTCTATTGGATGTTATCCTGACGGAAAAGTAGAGTTATATTGGGACAATAACCTTAGATTAGAAACTCATAGTACTGGTATAAGTCTTAGAGCCGTAAGCCCTAGTACTGGGTCAGGCGAACACTGGAGTGAAGGTCATATTAAACCGTGGGCTAATGATACTTACGATCTTGGAGATGCTTCATATCGTTGGAGGAATATACATTGTAATGATGGAATTATGTTCCAAGGTAATAACACTACTGCAACAACCCTCGACGATTATGAAGAGGGAACTTGGACTCCAGCGTTTACACCACAAACTGGTAGTTATAGTAGCGTTACATATCATTCTGGAACTGCCGGTACTTACGTAAAAGTAGGCAACGTAGTTACTGTTTGGCTTCGTATATACATAACTGCTATAAATACTTCTGGTGCAAGTGGTTCATTACGTCTTACTGGATTACCATTTACTGGTAAATCAGGTGACATGAATGATGGAGCTACTTTAAATGTAAACTATTATACTTCAATCAGTAATATGGGCACTGATTCGCCTTCTGGATATCTAGGCAACAACACTACTTTTATTGTCATGGGAAAAACTGGTGGTAGTCAATGGGGAGGTATAAGCCCTACTGATATTGGAACTACTAATTTCTATGCTTCAATGACTTACTACACAGCATAAATTATGGCATTAACAAAAATTTTAACAGAAGGCATTAAGGATGGCGAAATCCTTAATGTCGACATAAACGACAATGCGTCGATTGCTAAGTCAAAACTAGCATCTTTAAATATACTCAACGCAGATATAAACGCAAGTGCAGGGATAGTTTCTACTAAATTAGCTAAACCTATAGACTTTGCTGACAATGAAAAAGCAAGGTTTGGTACAGGGTCAGATTTTCAGATTTATCATGATGGAACTCACAGCCATCTTAAACATAGTGGAACTGGTAATCAAGAATTACTGCTATCTGGAAACATTATTAGTTTAAATAATGGTGCTTCTAATGAATACATGATTAAAGGCACTGAGAACGGATCAGTAGATTTATACTACGACAACTCTGTAAAACTCTCAACATCTGCTAATGGTGTTGTAATAGGAACTGCTACGGAAGGAAACGAAAGTGCAGATGATTTAACTATTCATAGTTCTACTAATACTGGTATAACTGTAAGGTCGGGTACGTCAAATAATGGAAGTATATTCTTTAGTGATGCAATATCTGGTGCTGCTGAATATCAAGGATTTATTCAATATCAACATGCAACAGATGATTTAACTTTAGGAACATCCGCTGTTACTGCAATGACACTAGACTCATCTGGTAGATTACTTGTAGGAACTGCTACGGAAGGTTTTGATACTTATGGTGATGATTTAACTTTAGGAACTTCTGGTCATACTGGAATGACTATTAGGTCTGGTACAACACATAGAGGTTCTATTTATTTTTCAGATGGAACTTCTGGTGATGCAGAATATCAAGGCTACATTCAATACAATCACGATGATGGTCGATTGGTATTCGGTACAACCGCAACAGAACGACTCCGTATTCATTCATCTGGACAGATTCAGTTGGGTGGCACATCTCTTACCAATGTAAGTAGTTTTGCAGACGATCTTGTAATAGGTGAATCAGGCAGTACAGCTATAAACGGACTAACATTTTGTAGTACTAATAGTTCTGGCATACGTTTTCATGATACTGGTGATGTTGGTGAGCTTGAATTTAATCATTCTGATAATAGTTTCACTACCTCAGCAGATGGGCTTCTAAAGTACAGAACCAATAGTGCAGAACGTATGCGTATAAATTCGTCTGGAAATGTTGGTATAGGTCTTACAAATCCTGAGGATTATTATTCTAAAGATTTAGTTGTTAAAGCTTCTAGTGAAGGTGGTATTACAATAAGAAGTAACGGAGGTAATGATTGGAATTATTTATTATTTGCTGTTGGTACAAGTGGAGCTGAAAGATATTCTGGTTATATAGGTTACTCCCACCAAACTAATAAATTTAGATTAGCAGTTGATGAAGATGTATCAGGTAATAAACATATAGAAGTAAGAGCTGACGGTAACCTTGCTATTAGCGATGGAAACTTAGTAGTTGCAGATGGTCATGGTATTGACTTTAGTGGTACTTTTGATGGTTCAAATGTTTCTGGTGTAACTTCAACATCTGAATTGCTAGATGACTATGAAGAAGGTACTTTCGAGCCAATCTTAAAAAGGTTGATGACTAATAATGTAACAGAAACTAATTATTATACTCAAGGCACTCGTCAAGGTAACTATACAAGAATAGGAGATAGAGTATGGATAACAGGAAGAATACATTGGGATGGTGGTTCTACTGGTAGTGGCTCTTTAATTTTGACAAATTTACCATTTACTATTAACAGTGGAGGTGCAAATGAAGTTCCGTTAGTTGTTGGTTATAGAGATGGTCTTAACTACACTAATGTAACTGGGTATGGAGGTCAGAATATGAATAGATTTTATATAAATTATTTTGATAGTAGTAGTACATACAATATACCTCCTAGTGCTACAGATTCTTCTGGTGCTCTTTATTTTGCTGCACAGTATGAACTTGTATAGACCGAGCTACGTCTATAAACTAAGCCTAAACCTGTTTTAATCGGAGATTAATCCTAATGGCATTAGCCGAATCAATCGAATACGACAAGATAGAAGTTGTCGGTACACACAAAGCGGTACAAGTCCGCAAAGCAACAGTTATCAAAAAAGATGGCAAAGAACTTACAAGATCTTTTGAAAGATATGTACTACATCCAGACTCTGACATAAGCGAAGAACCAGCAGAGGTTACAGCTATATGTAATGCAGTTTGGACAGACGCTGTAAAAACAGCTTGGACAGAATTTCAAAAATCACAAAAAGGCCCCGGAGCATAAATGACTATAACAAAAACTTGGGAAGTTAACACCCTACAAAGAGAACTTGCCGATGGATATGTTAACAAAGTTATCTATCGTGTAGTAGGTACTGACGGTACTTACTCTACAAGAGCTACTGGAGAAGTAAATTTAGAAAAGCCAGAAACACTTATACCTTACAAAGACCTTACAGAAGAGACTGTAATAGGTTGGGTCAAAGCAAAGTTAGAAGCTGGAGAGTCTGGTAGTGTAGCTAAGATAGAAGCTGCTATAGATGCAAATATAACTCTTCAAAAAACACCTGTACACGGAACTGGTGTACCTTGGTAGAGCTACCCACGATAAAGTTGCCACCCACCTTTAACGTGCAAACCCCATCTTTACCTCTCCCTACAGCCGATGTTCCCTCATATCAACCTTTGGTCGTACCTCCGCAAGATTTACGAAGACCCGAAGGCACAGAGGAGGTGCGGACAGAAGAAAATCCGCCACCAAAAATACACTTTCCACCCTTACCTAGTATCACTTTACCATC